GTCATACATATAGCTAGACATACTAAACAACAGGCAAAAAGTAGCCACGGACAAAATGTGGCATCAAGAATTCTTTTAACTCTTGGTAATCCACGGGAACCGGGTTCTTGGTCGTTAAAACTTCTCGAGCTTTAAGTTCCATCGTTGAGTACCGTGAATTGGACAAACTGCTCTCTAAAAGTATCCAAGGGGAGGTAGACTGAAGTGAATCCATGCCTTTTTCACAAAACAAATTTAAAAAAGCAGGACTAAAACCGGAGACCATGGTTGCGTTTTTCTGATTTGAAGTTGTTGGAAATCCGGAAGTTGACCTTAAATTCCAAAACAAAATGTGCGGAGCCTTATAAGGTTCTCCAAATAATGCGTTTCCCGTATCCGCATACTTTTGTTTAATTTCGTCAAACAGTGTCGTATGTCCTCCTCTTCTTTGTTCAGCCGCATCCATCTGCATATCGGATAAAATAACCAATACCATATCCTGAACTTCCACGGGACTAATTTTCGCGACTACAATCGCGTCTAGAATAAGTTGTAACGCAGCTCCAAAATTAGTATTCATATCCCAGTGGGCCTTTGAAATAATGGATACCATCGAAACGAAATCATCATTTCCTTCCAAGTTTACCCACGTGGGCACTTCACTGAATGTCATGACACGTTTTCCTAGTTTGGACTTTTCGGCAATTCTAATACCCAACGCAATGGCCGCGTTTAAGGGTTCGCCCTCCATGGAACCCGACACGTCGACCATAGGAATAAAATTGCCTAGTTGACTCGTTTGTTGATTATTGTCTCTCCATTGAGAATTTAACAAATCACATTCAGTGTCTTTTCGCCTGTGGCAACTGTTTAGCTCGATTGCCATCTTTGTGAAATCGTTCATTCCTACTCGTTTGCCCTTCATTTCCGTTTCTCCTCGAACTGCTTTTTGTACGTGTTCTTCAAAATGTTCCGCACAAGTATTACGGTCTTCGTCGTCGGGGTTCCGAGATTCTCCGGTCTTGGAGATGTTTAGAAACGCACGTTTTTGCTTGCCTAGTGTGACAGAAGTGACCTTGTTGAAATCAATATCGGCCCATGTTTTAGCACACTGTTTAATTTGGACAGTGTCAATTCTCTTGTTCAGCCCGGCGATTAATTTACGGTAATCGGATTTGCTCTTCAAAATTGCTGCCGCTTGAGACTCCTTTCGTTTGTACTCGTCCGCATTATTGCTCGACATGATATAGCGAACAAAATAATGACCTGCTAATGCGGCGTATAACTTGCCTCCAAATTTATTCGATTTCTCTCTAGGTACCCATTTCGCAACAAGTGAAATACTTTGGCCTGCTGGAGTAGAAGCATCCACCCTAAGTTGATTGTTAATAATTCCAATGGCGGTCTGAATTAATGGATGATCCACCATAACGTCTTCTTGTTCAAGGCAATAATGGCAAAAATACTTGATGTCCTTCCAAGAACCATATGGATGAGCACCATCCTCACCGAGTTTCACCAAACATTTAAGAGCGTGAAACGCTAACTCTGGGTAATATTCGTACCACGAATGAATCATCATATAAGTCAACTGACATTCTCCTTTGCCATCAATAATATCGCGGGTCTGGCCGATGATTTTGTACAATAAGATTAAGTAATTCAATGTGACCTCGTTGTTAGGGTTCGACTCGTGGTTGCGTTTTAACTGAAAAAGGATTCCCCCTAAAATGGATTTTAAAATGGCCACGCCGCCCGCGTCGGTTCTAGTAAGCTGAAAACTAAATTGTAGAATTTGTTCCTGGATTGAATTGGACCATCCGTACTCTGCGTGGCCGTTTTCACCATTTTGGATTAGCGTAATATTGTCAAGAGATTGAATAAGTGCGGACATATTTAAAATATGTTTTATTTGCTTCAAATGTCTTTAGATGTTTTTTGAAATAATGATTTCTCTCCAGGAAGTTTAAACAACAATAATGTTTTTCTTGGTTTTATTTTTGGGTTTTTTATTTAATTTAGTAATATAGACTCTTTTGGTGGTATTTTGTGAGTGATTATTTTCCTCTTTATATAATACAAAAAGTACATCGGTTAAATCCTGAAACATATTGATACTTTTCTCAAAGTAAATCGTGTCAATGTTCTTAACCGGAGTTACAAAATCATCATAAAATTCGCTCAGGTCGTTGGAAGATAAAAAGGTTTTCACATTATCTTGTGTTATTTGAATGTTACACTTTAAAATAGAGAGAAGAGAATATTTATTATTATCCACCGTAGTTACTCGTTTAAGTATTTGAACTAATTCATGCCTTTCGATTTGATTTTTTACCGACATTAAAAAGTTTTCTTCTATGATTTTTTCGATGGCGTTCTCTCTATCCACATAAACAAAATGAAGTTTAGTGAAGAAAATATCATCTGCGTAAAAGTCATGATATAACGCTTCCTTCTTCTCGAATTCCTTAATCCACGAATCGTCCTCCATATTATATTCAAAAGTTGACTCAAAATCTTCGATATCACTCATAACAAGTACTTTACAATGAGTGATATATAAACAATTATACATTTTAACTAGTTTTAAAAAAAATCGGCGCACTCTCGACGTCTCTTTCAGAAAGAAACGTTCGGATAAATTCGTCTTCGCCCCATGTTAACAAATACTCTTTTGAACGCCTGATATGTAACTCATTTAATTTATGTAACACATGATTGGCATCTTTAAATAGTTCTACCTGTACGTTTTCTTCCGTTAGAACCTTTGTCGCAACCACCTTTGGCATGTCGAGTACACGGGTTTTCTTGTTAAAAAACGCCACATAACAATAATCCTCGCACATAGTGTTAGGTTCTTCCTCCACCAGAGGGACCTCAATGTTTTCCTTGGTACTTATTATTTTAGAAAAGGAGAGAGAAACAGAAGACGGAACCGTAGCCGTTTTAACTGTTTTTGTTAGGCTAGGAAACAAATCATTTGTTAATTTAAATTCTGGGCTAGTATCTTCAACCGTTTCCGTTGGTTTAAATTTGGTCGATTTTTTCATAGGTTTAAACGAGTTGACATTTATATCTCCATCGTAATAGTCATCGTCTAAATTGCTGAAGCGGTTTAAAGTATTCATATTATTAACGTGTCTTATAGAAGAAGAAGAATAAGAAGAGAGAAAACGAATAAGTAATTTAATCTTAGTGTTTATAATACTTTAAGTAATTTAAATAATAGTTTAATTAAAATATCTCTACAAAAAATCAAATGAGGTCTCTCTTTTAACAAATTTAAATATCGGCAACATCAAGACGGCTTAAGATGCTGCTACCGGATATTGTTTCAACCACTTCGCCAGACTTGGTAGAGGATGCTTGAATGATGGATTCATACTCAGAGACTCGCTGATCGCCAAACACTACGGCCTCATGAATATTATTGTTTTCTGAAGAAGCCGCACTTGTGCCACAACCACCCAAAGGTTTCAGCTCTAAAGAAATAAATAGAGACCAGTTTTTGTTTACAGACCTTTTTAAGGTGTCTTTTTCGCTATCGCTATAAACACATAACAGGTCGCAGTTTTGTAACTTTTTGGGGTTCGCCGTTTCATAACTTCGCAAACCAACAAGAACCCAGACGTTAGGAACGATTAAATTATCCTTCTTACCGAATCCTCTAAATTTTCCGGGAATATGGCCGAGTCTTAGAACATTATCTTCGCACCGACCGTGAAACATTCCGTTTCCTAAGACCTTTTCTACAATACAATATAGTTCCTCCGCATTTTGAGATTTTTGTATTTCTTTTGGTTTAAAACCATCCGAATCTCTTTTTAAATGTTTATGTTTACCGCCAACTTGATTTTTGCCCATTTTTAGTACAGTTTTGAAAATAATGAATTTTTTTATAAACCTAAATAAAAACTCAAACGCGGGTTTTTCTTGTTTTTGAATGTCCATACTTATATTTTTTTCTAGATTTATTTGCTAGGATAAATGCTTTTTTTTTGTGATTACAGCCTTTATTTATTATGTCATAATCAACCGCGGCGGATTTTCCCGAAGTTAATGAACTTGCTAATCGAGCCAACCCCCACGATTGTGGTGTTTGGTTTGGTCTGGATCCAGAGGAATAATATGCTCCTTCCCCCTTTTTAACAATTTTTTGTAAAGCTTCTAGTTTACAGCCAGATTTTAGTGCTAGTTCTTTGTTAGGGGAAATATTATTTATGCTATATATTCTACGTGCGTTAGCTATATGATTTGATTTTTTATTCTTATAAGAGGGTACTTTTTTACGCGTATAGTATTTTTGTTTTTTATATAAGGTTTTGGATTTCATTAGCATTTTAAATTGCGTATTTTTATCCTTTTTGGTTAAAACTTTTTGGGCAAATAACGGACTGGAAATCTTATTTTGTTATTCATTATTGAATGTGTATTATTGCTTATATATATAAAAGAGTGTAAAAATATATAATCTAATTACTAAACTACGCTTGCTATTCTTTGCCTTTTGTCGGATTCAACGGCAATAACACTATTAGGCTCTGCTAAATCGGAATAAATCCATTTGAACTTATTTCCTGGAATGGTTGCTTGAGCAATGGTCTGTGCCAGAGAATTAGATGTCACCACCTGGATTTCTTGATAAGAACCGTTGAATTCTAGCCATTCGTTTAGTCTAGCAAAATTGTCTTTTAGGTTTGTTGACCTACTGTCATGAATATAATGCCAATTATGTTTATTAATTAAAATACAAGATTCCGAAACAGTTGAGATTGCTTCCGACATTAACTGTGCTTCGCTTATTGAAGACTGACTCCTAGATGCTCCGGATAAAAACCAATCAATGCGAATACGTGTACGACTAAATTTATAGACGTATTCTATGGCACGTTTTATGTTGGCTTGTTGAGATGCAACATCATACTCGTTCGCTATAACAATTAGTACACTCATGTTTTGTTTTAAAAATGAAATATTTATTTTAATATAAAAACAAAAATAAGAGAGAAAACAAACTCTAATGAAATTTCAGTCGCCAGATGTGCATGATGAGACTTTCTATGTCAACGATAAGTCCAAATTCTTTTTCGTTACTCATGAATTCTGTAATGATTGTCCTGAAACTACTATCTGCTTCATTTAAATGTTTCACACACTGGTGGTACCTTAAGGCCTTTTCAATTAATTTAGACAATATTTTTCTATTATTCACATAATAATAAGAACCATTTAAGATGTTGGGGTCACCATAATACGATGAAATGGTCTCGCAGTGTTTACGTTGTTGGTAAAGAATTGGACTGAAACTTTGAATGATTTTCCATATCTCGTTTGGAAATAACATTTTAAAAAAGAGGAAAAAATGAATTTTTTAAATATATAATATTGGTAAATGATATAAAAGTAAAAAAATGACTGCGTGGAACGACTTTGTTAAGAAAATTTATCACGAAGGACATAATAAGGACAAAAGTTACTCATTTAAGCAGGCACTGAAGGACTCTAGCAGAAGAAAATCCGAAATGGGCTCTTCGACGAGTTCTTCCGCCGCGGCACCCCCTATGCACAAGAAAAGTCGAAAGGCTTGTGTGCGAGCATGTAAGCGTACCTGCGGCAAATCCAGAAAGCACCGCGGCAAAAAACGTTCGAAAAGCTCAAAAGGCTTTTTTTAAATACTTAATTAACTATTCTCTCATATAATTTTTTCATCTTAGACTTTGGTATAAGATGCAAGAAACTCCAATCCTGGGTTTTAAGCAATAATT